CACCATGTATTGTGTACGCTCATCAAATTTCATATCTCTCTTTGTAGCCAACATCTTTTCACGTGTATCAATCCATTCTTTGAGAGTGTACCAAGATATTAAATCAAAGCCGTAATTGCCCATGGCATACGAGAAATATGTTTGCTGGGCAAGTGTTTGTTCAATGGTAAATAATGTATTAACTCCTGTTGAGCTGCCTTCTTCGAAATCTGTCACAGCAATAACTTTGCGATAATCCATAACATCATAATCAAACATGTTGTTGTATTCTTCAGCGCTTTGTGTTGCACAGTTGCCTTGAATTGTAAGCTTATTGGAGGCGCGTTGAGTGGAGCGAAATGCATCACTTAAAGAAATATTTAAAGAAGTGCTGAATGATGTCAAAATTGCATTGTATGTTGAATAATCAAACAACTGAAACGCAAATATTCCATCTGTAAAATTAGCTGAAAGAGATGATAATTGTGCAAAATAACCTGCAGGCACAGCGCTGGTGCACACATATTCTGTAGGTGGTGGCTCAATGTATGGTGATGTTGAGCGAGATGTTGTTTCTGATTTAATTTTTCTATCCAATGTCAAGTTAGGATTTGACAAAGTAAACAGAACATCTAGTCTAATACCTTTGTTTTTTTCATAAAGATTAGAATCAAAAATTAGATACTCTTGTGTGTATCCTGCATATTTTGTAAAAAGTTCACAAGCAATGCTTATGTTTTCATAAATTTGATCTTGATGTACTTCAACAGAAACCAAAGGAGCCCCAAGTGAGCGAACAATTCTATCAGCCAATCTACAATAAGAATCAATTCTGCTGTTGAGATTTGTAGATTGAAAAGCAGATACAGGTGTGATGGTGCAACTCATACTATTTTATTTAAGCTCCTGCTGGTGGCGGAGCACCAGCTTCAGGAGGAGTTTCTACAGCACCAGCTTCAGGCGGTGCACCAGCTTCAGGTGGTGCTTCAAGTGCAGCTGGACCTCCAGCAAATGCTGGTGGAGCTCCACCAGGACCGGCACCACCGCCGCCTCCCATGTCACCGCCACCTTCACCAGCAGGTGCACTGCCCATTGCAATCTTCCAGTATGGTCCAGACTGTTGAATTTGTGCAAGCTCCCACTCAAATTCTTTGTCTTTGCGCAAGTACTCTCTGTTGACTTTGATATCCAAGTCTGTCCATTGTAGAATTTTCTTTTGCAGGTAAGTTGGTGAAACAGTTGCATTTGAAGCAAGATTATTAAAGTTAGTAACCTTGAGTTCCATGCGCTGGCTTTGTCTCAATTCATAATAATTTGTAGGTGGATTAAACTCAATGTCAATGAAATATTCCTTGAGTTCCAATTCTTTCCAGATGCCTTTGAGCATCAAGTGAGTCATGAAGCCTTTTTTAATTCCAGATGCAAACAATTGCTGCATGCGAATAATGAATCTAGCAAATTTAAGTTCTTCACGCAGCACTGTGCTGCCATCAGCAATTTGTGATTGTGGATCAAGTCTGTTGACTGGCACCTTCAATGATTCATACAACTTTTTAACAAAGTACATGAGATCAGCTAATTCACCCAAATTTTGACCACCAGGCAATTGCGTCACGCTTGTTCCTTCTGAACCTGCTCTTTTTGCAAACCAAAAGCTATCAAGCATGCTTTGCGGGTTAAATTTCTTTGCTACATCATTTTGATCAACGTCAAAAGTCTTGCTGCTCCAATACTGTGTGATAAGTTTGCGCAAATACGCCTCTGCTTTGGGTGGAGCCATGTTGCCTACATCAACATTGAAAACGAGACGCTCAGGTGCTCTCACAAGTCTGTATATGACAATGGAATCTTCAATCAATGAAAGCTGTCTGTAAGCACGTCTTGCATTTTCAATGAAAGGAAGTCTCACTGTTTTGTTTTGGTTCCAGATGCCACTATTGATGTACACAATTTGATTCTCCTGCATTGGAATCATTTTTTCCTCAATCTTTTTCTTGGGATTTGCAACATCAAAAATAGGCTTTCTGTACAAAAAGCCTTTTATTATCATGTTCTGAACATTGTTAAAAACTGTATCTACCAATTCTGTTGGTACTCTAACAACACCCAACACGCCTTGATTGGTGTAATCTTTGTGAATAATATGTTCAAAATACAATTCACCTTCTGTCAGCAAATCTCTAAAATATATCCAACCCTTGTTTTCCAAATCAAAAAATTGAACATATTTTTGAAATTCAAGCTGCAATGTTTCAAGCTGTATCGGATCAAGTTGCTTGTTTTTGATGCGCAAATTCATTACATTATTTTGCGCATCTCTATTAATCATTTCATCACAAATTTCATCCAATGCATTTGAAACTTCTGCAAATGCTGCCATGACTCTATAATCCTGCAAACGTGCTCCTTTATCATTTTGTACGTTTGCATACATGAGATCCGAAAACCCCACTTCTTTAAATTCACCGTATCCTCCAGAAAACAAATTGGACTGAGATACAGAATTGTTAGAAAGCGCTTCATTGCGACGAATTCCTGTTTCTTCAAATGTTTTAAATTTAGGATTTTCTTTTTCTGTAAAATCAAGAATGTTAAAACCAGCATATGGCAGCTTAGAAGAAATGTATGACATGAGCTGTCTTCCAAAAGTTTGCTGCACGTTGGTCTGGCTGCTGTAAGTAGAATTCATTGCGTTTATTTAGTTATTTATAACAAGACAGCTACACAAATGGTTGCCATCATTTTATAATGAAGGTAGCACCCTCAGCACTATACGTTGTATCGTAGCCAGCTTCATTTAAAACAACAAAATTAAACGCCCCTGTTGCAGAAATGGAAGGTATGTTGATGGTAATGACGTTATCATTGAGTATGTTATAATCTTTCACAAGATAACAACTTATTGCATCATAGTATGTAAAATTGAAGCTTGTTAATGCTCCATAAAAACTGTTCAACTTATTACTGCACAGTGCAACATACTTTGTATCATTGAATCTTTTGCCGAAAATTGTAACCACTCCCCCAGATATAAATGGTGTTATGCTTACATTGCTAACCATGCGATCACCAATTCCAATGTAATTGCTGTAATATACATCAGTAATGGTTGGTGCTGCAGAAATAAAAACAGATTCTGTAAATCCGTTGAAATTAGCTGCACTGAGTGCAGCATAATCATCATATTTTGCATATGACATATTAATTGGGTTTCCAGATAATTTGTTGGTTGCGTAAAAATTAGCATCAATGAAGAATATGTTCTTAACGGGATCAACTGGTGCTTGAGGAAACAACCAACCCTTGATGGTAAAGGATGTATCAGCAGTTAATCTGTATTTGTCAGTTGCAGCCATGTCTCCTGGATAGTTTAGAGCAATGCTGCCGCTCCATTCTACTTCTGAACGTATTTCATACGTTTGACTCAAATTAAATGCAGCAGGTATTTTCCAAACTAGTACAATGTATGGATTGGAGTATGCTGCAAAATTTGATATAATTTGCTCAATATCTGCCTGATATTTGGCAATGATGCTCATGTTAACTGCAACATTAACTGGAACAGGTGAACCAACTAGATTGGAAAATGCTGCAGGTGATGCTACAGTTGTTGATGGGTAATGAAAGCCATCAAGTTTATTAAACACTCTTGATGCATCTCTTGTTATGGATGCAATGCTGATTGATACTGCTGGGAGAGTGAGATTTTTGCCAGCATTCACAATGTCATAAATTACACGCTGCTTGGGTGCATACACATACCTCACTGATATTTGATCTTTGGAAGTTCTATCACCAGCAAAGCGCTTGATTATGCAATCATCAAACGCAGTTATAAATTGCGTAATTAAATCTTCTATTTCAAAGTGATATGCTTGATTCTTCACTCATGTATTTATAAAAAAAATAATTTTGCACCTGCATTGCTGCGTCTTTCATTTTTTCAAAACTGTTAACAATGAGATTGCAATCAGATGATGATGGTGTCTCAAAAATTTTATTTGTATCACTATATCTGCTTTCTCCAAGTGTATTGCACCAAATTACATAAGATGCATCAAAATGTTTTCTAAATTCAATTGTTGGGCATACAAAATCGCATATTACAAATCTTGTCGCAGCTTCATTTGCCAATTGCTTCATGCGATTGCATTGTCTCAATCGCCCTTGCTTAGAAAAATCCCAATCATTAAATTTTGATCTAATTTCATCTGCATTTAAATGTATACAATGAGGCAGCATGTTTTTCAACATGCTGCTCAAAGTAGTTTTGCCGCTTCCAGGCAGTCCAAAGATTAATATTATATCTTTCATGCAAGCAATTGCTTGACTGGAGTACCTTTGTCAGCAATTTTAAATGGTCTGCCTTCTGGAGATATGACTATCTCCTCAACAGGCAATCCTGCAGCTGCAGCAATGGTAGCATTAAAATCTGCAGGGCTCACAATGTTGTCAATGGCTCTCATGCCTTTGTCATCAGATTTGCCATACACTTGACCACCTTTGATGCCTGCACCAATGAGAACGCCTGAAAAAGCGCCAGGGTGGTGATCTCTGCCATTGTTGATGTTGATGTTTGGCGTTCTACCAAAGTCTGTTGCAATCACAATGAGTGTCTTTTCAAACAAGCCAGATGATTTGAGATCTTCGATGAGAGCATTAACAGCCTGATCAAGAATCTTGAGTTTATTTTCAAGAGACTCAAAGTTATTCACATGAGTATCCCAGCCACCATCAGATACTTCAATAAACTTGCAACTGCCTTGTTCAATCAAGCGCTTTGCCAGGCAAACACCTTGACCAAATCGGTTATTGCCGTATTTTTCTCTGGTTGTTTGATCCACCTTGGAAAGATCAAATACATCTAAATCTTTTGAGTTGAGAAGGCGAATGGTTTGATCATAAAACTCAGCATATGACTTTTGAGCCGGATTAATGATTTTGTCGGCATCTTTTTCAAGCTTATCAAGAATTGCAACCCTCTTGGAAAATTCAGCTGAATTTTTGAGTTTAGTATTATCAAGCCCCCTCATAGGATC